TCGAACCTCGCTCGGGTGTAGGAGACTTTGCAGGACAGGAACTGGACGCCATCGATGTTTGAGAACACGAACGGCGCGTCAACGGAAGTCGCTATGACCTCGTCGGTATCAACGTCGATCGGTGCGAGACGCAGCAGGATCGACGACTGAACGTCGAGCCAGTTGAGCGCCTGCTCCTGATCGGAAAGTGCGCTGACGAGGAACACGTCAAGGCCCATGTCGAGGTGCCCGAACGTTGCGTCGCCGATCTCTTTCCACGTCTCGGCCGGTGTCACGAACGCCGAACGGGCGGTCAGTTGCGCCGGGCGATATGCGGTCACAGTGTCAACGTCGCACGCAGCCTCAACGGCAGCCGCGATGCGGATGGCGGGGATCATGCGACAGCCGGCCGGGTGTACGGGCCAATCAGCTTCGGGTCGGGCTTCACGGCACCGATGTGTGTGCCGCCCATCTCGCCCATCGACTGGACACCGAACAACGCTGCACCGGGACGCTGAGCGAGCTGAGAGGCGAGCAGCGAGCACGCCTGGTTGATCGGTGCCGGAATGGCAGCGAAACCCCATGAGCCGGTGATCTGCACGGTGCGCTTGCGTCGGCCGGTCGGAAAGTGCCGGTTCAACAGCAGCAGCGTGTCGAACGGGAAGCTGTCACGCTGCACCATCTGATCGAGCTCGTAGTCGGTGGCCGGGATCGTCAGCTCGAACGTGCCGTCATCGTCGTCATCGAACCGGAGCGCCGTGACAGAGATCAGGTCGGGCACTCGCATCATCTCGTAGGAGCGGGGCCCGAACACCTTCGCGACGTCGTCCACCTGTGTGAACGTGCGGCCCGTAGCGTTGTCGATCTGCGCTGTTGCGGCCACGATCGCATCATCGATGCTCGACTCAAGCTGTGAGCCTGCTGCCGGTGCGCTGAGCCTCAGACGTTCAACAACCTCAGCCCTGGTGCAATACGCCATCCGGTGCCCCTTTCGTTACTTGCGATTCGAGGTCTTCGGCTTTGCTGCGGCCTGCTCGCTGGGAGCTGGCTTCGCAACGTGCGCCTCCACCTCAGGTTCAGGATCGACCTCAGGTTCAGGTCCCGGGTCGAGCGCTTCGGCGGATGCGCTGACGAGGTCGGCGAACTCGGCCGGAACATTGCCTCCAACGCCGACCAGCAGGAAGCGCGCATCGGGATCGCCATCAGCAACCACGGCTGACTTGTCAGCGTTCAGCCACAGACGCTCGGCGCTGATCATGAGTTGTAGAGATCGACGATGATCTCCGAGCCATCGCTGGCGCTGTCGAGGTCGACTGTGTTGGACGAGAGCGCCGAAGACGACACCGCGACGGTCGGTGCCGTCGACTCTTTGACGCCACCGAAATACGCAGCAATCACGGTATTGCGACCGATGGAAACGCCGAGGCCGATCTTGTCGGATGTGCCGAGTGCCGTGGTGGCGCCGGTGCCGTCGTGCGGTGGGATCACGTAGTTGGTCACAGTTGCGAAAGCCTTGGACCCCGTGACACTGCCGCCAGTGTTCACCGTGAACGCCGGGAGATCTTCGGAGATCACTGCGCCCGATGCGTCGGTTCCGTTGACCGTGACCTGAATGGCCTTGATGTCAGCCGCAGTGCCGCCAGCGGTCGCCGTGACCGCGCGTGGCACGTCGGGTGACGTAATGGCTGTAGTGACGGTCTGCTCGGCGCCGTTGTCCGTGACAGCAGCATGTACGGCAGTGGTCGACGGCACGGCAGGACTGCCGAGCGAGTAGGACTGAATGCGGACGCCGGCACCATCAGTGCTGGCGGGGTTCTCGATGATGGCCATGTCGGCTCTCCTATTGGGGTGATGGTTGGGATTGAACATCGAGCAGGCGCGCCCCCGCGTGGAACGCGCCCGCTCTACTCAGTAGCTCAGATGCCGGTGACGGTGCAGAACGCCGCTGGGCGGGTCCAGACCGTGGCGACACGGACGCCGGCCCGAATGGCCTGCTTGCCCTTGACGAAGTAGTCGTCGTGGCTGTCGCTGATCTTCACTTCCATGCCGCGCCGCTCAACGAGCAGCGAGAAGTTCGCGAAGTCACCAACGACGGCCGTGTTCTCCGTCTGAGCATCCGACTCTGCAACCGCGAGGCCCCAGATGCGAGCGGGAACAGCCTCGGAAGGCGAGCCCCAAATGTAGACGCCGTCAGTCGTACGCAGGAGACGCACACCCTGCCAGTCGGTCGGGTGGAAGATCGCAGCGTTAGGCATTGCCCGGCCAGTGACCTTGACCTTCGTCATGCCCTTGTAGACAGCATCCGGGACGGGGTCAGCGCCCTTGGCCTGAGTCTGGATTCCGACAACGTTGTTCACGCCGAAGATGTTCGGAGTCGCACCGTTGCCGACCAGGATCTGCCCGTCCATGCGCTGGCGCACCATGAACGGAAGCCGCTGGTTCACGTAGGCCGCAGCACCCTCCTCGTCTTCGAGCTGCTCATCGGTGACCGGCAGGAACACGCCGATCGATTCGATGATCGCTGTCCGCTCGGCCAGCTGAAGCGCTGCCTCTGCGTAGACAGCACCCTCGGCACGTTCGGCTGCGTTGTTCGTGAAGGTGGTTTCCTCCATGTACTTGTACGCAGCCTGCGACGTCGGGACGGACGGAAGCAGATCTGTGACCTGAATGGGCCGCTGAGCGTCGAGCACGACAAGCCCGGAGCGGGTCGACTCGGGAGCCCAACCCGCCGATGTCTGCATCAGCGTCTTGAGCGTGAAGTCAAGCGACGCCTTCGAGCCCTTGGTCGACACCGCCGACGATGCGGCCAGAGCCTCACCGAACGACTTGCGCGACGTTGGCGCATCGCCTGCGCCTGACTCAACGTTCATGGAACGGTGATCCTCGACGGCCTTGCTGGCGCCCTGGACGGCGTTCAGGTTGTCGCGCTGCAGACCGAGCTCGCTCATTTCATCGTTCAGCGTCTTGATCTGAGCAGCCTTCTCGGCGCTGGTACCGTCGATGCACTTGACTCGCGTCAGGTCGATGGTTCCTTCACCGCCGGGCTGCGCCTCGGCGAAGATGTTGGCGAGCTGCTTGCGACGGTCGTCGAGCTTGCCGTCGACCTCTCGCAGTTCTGGGAAATCGAAAATGGTCATGATGTGACTCCTTGGGAGATTGCGATGGAACGCGCGAACTCGTTGGCGGCTGCCTCGTTGGCTGCGTCGTCCTCATCAGTAACGGGTTGGGGTTCGGGTGCGTCGATCAAAGCTTTGAAGCGGTCCAGAACAGCGCAGACTTTCGTCAGCGCATCGGACGACTCGGAGCCGATCGTCTTACCCTTGGCAGCACGGAGAGTCACGACTTCCTGTGCCCTGTCGGCGAGCGCGTCGGCAGCGGTCAGGACCGCGTCGGCGTGCTCGGAGAACTTCATATCCTCATGTGACTTCGTCATCGTCGTGCGGGTGTCAACACCTGCACCGATGAACACTGGCGACACCTCGGGAACGCGGACAGCCTTGATCATGTTTGCCTTCACTCCGCCCACTTCGCCCGGCTCGGACTTGACCTCGAGTAGACCAAACGACCACTCGCCCTGGCCGCTCTTGGCGAGTCCGGCAACGGTGTTGAAATCGTCTCGGCCCTTCGTGGTGTCCATGAAATACTGACCGCGACACACCGCCTCGTTGCCGACCTCGTGGATCGTGCCGGTACCGACCGGGGCTGAGCCCTTCCACACGCTGTGTCCGTACGCAGAGATGACCACCTTGGCGCCGTTCTCGATCGCGCCCTTCGTGATCACGTCGCCGTCTTTGTCGATGACGCCGAGCGTTGCAAACACGGCCTCGAACTCGCCGGTGGCTGCGTCCTTGACCTGCACGTTCGACGCGCTGAATGACTTCGTGATCATGCGGTATCTCCGTTCGTGGGTGCCGGGGTCAACGGCTGCGGACCCTCTTGCAGCTGTACTGACGGGCGGCCGGTGTGCTTCAACGCCATAACGCTTTGGGTGCTGACGGCGACCTTCACCGACTCGGGGTCGAATCCGCTATCGGTGAGCGTCCTGGTCGACGTCGCTTCAAGGTTGAAGATTTCGGCAGCGTCCTTCGCGTCCTCTTGCAGAAAGTCGATGTGCTTGTACGCGTACCAGAGCCCGTAGCCGGGCGCCGGGCTTGAGAACTTCTCAAGCGCCTCCGCTGCGTTGCGCCAAAGAGGTCGCAGCGTCATGTCGGCGTACTGCCGTTTTGCGCTGTTGTAGTTGCCGGAGTTCAGCGCCGAACCCTGCAGCCCCTCGGAGAGCCTGGCGATGATCGATCCGACGCCAGCCGCCGCTGCGATGCGCGTCTCGCCTGCACCCTGCACTGCCTTGAAGTCAAGATTTTTGAGGTCGGCGCCCGCCATCTTGGCGTCAGCGCCGCCGCCGAGATGGATCGTCTTGTAGGCGCTGTCGCTGCCTGCGTGAGCGGCGTTGAACAATTCGACGTACTCGGCGAAGTGTGCCGGGGAGAGGTTCGGGTCGTACGTAACCACGAAGTTCGACGTGGCGCCGTTGCGGAAGAACTTCTTCTTGTGGTTCGTGATCGCCTGGTCGCCCTGGATCTCGTTGAGAACTGGCGTCAGCCACGACATTCCCCGCCACTGCGCCTCGGGGTCGGGGATCGGCGCGTAATGGCTCACCCTGGCGGGCGTCAACAGCACCGGGTCGGGACGGCGACCTGATTTGTTGCGAGTCGTCGGGTGATAGATGTAGCTGAGGATTTCGGCCTCAAGGCCGAACGGTGACGCGTCAGGGTCGCCAGGCACTCCGGTGATGGTCGTGACCCAATCGGGTCGCAGGTGGCGGAGCTTGCCGTTTACCATCGTGTGGTACGAGTTGCCAGCAAGCGAGTTGTCTTGCTCCATGCGCGTGAGTAGCCGGCCCGGCTTGTCCAGCGGCGCGAGCCCAGGGCCGTAGGACAGTGGACCCGGCGCGCCGTCCTCGGTGTTCATTTCCTGGTAGCGGAACAGCGCTTCAGAGAACGGCAACATGCGAGCAGTCACGCACGCAAAGACGATCCCGTTCGCCTTGTACGCCTTGTGGACGTAGTCCTCAAACGACGACTCGATGCGCTCCTCAGCATTGACCGGCGCCGATCGACCGAAGCGTGCAGCGAGATCATCGCCCGGCCAGAACGGTGGCTGTTTGAAACCGCCGCTACCGCCACCAAAGCTGAGGCCGTGCTTCAAAATCTTGGACAGGCCGCTCATTCGACAGGCTCGGAATCATCGGTTTCGGCGACTGCTCCGTCGTCACCCTGCAACACCAGGAACGAAACGAGCGCGCCGAGCAGACCAGCAATGATCCATGCAAAGCCTGGCGACCAGTGGGCAACGCCAACGATGACACAGATCGAGCACGCAACGAGGGAAAGACCGAACAGCAACTCGCGCATATGTGGGCCTCCGATCATCTTGTGACTGCGAATAGTGGGATGCGTGGAGGTGGCTCGCTGTCAACGCCGAGCCGACCGAACGCCAACGTCAGCGCCTTGAGCGGTGAGATATCACCATCAGAATGCCGGTCAGACATGGTCAACCCCGCATTTCCGTATGGGCGAATGGAAACCATCTCAGCCGCCATTAACAAATTGGAACGTCCGTCATGACGCAGCGACGGCGCATCAGCGCCAACAGCATCGAGTAGCTTCTGCGTAGCCGAAGCGATCTCACCCGGCTTCATCTCCACCACATCAACCTTCAACGCTCGCACCTCGTCGGCCAGAGACTCGCCGGCTACCATTAGCACCGGCAGACCATTGCCAAGCTCGGACCAGAACCCGGCAACCGCCTCGGCTGCCCACTGCGTCCCGACCCTCGACTCGACCAACTTCGCCTGAGCGAAGCCCTGGCTGTTCGTCCCGACAACTGCGATCGTCGACCACGAACGATCCCACGCCACAACGAGCGCCATGCGCGCCGTCGAGCGGTCGTACTCGATCCGGTGCTCAGCAACCGCCAGCCCTGCGAACGCCTCAGCGTTGATCGAGAACGGATCGGCCTTCACCGTCGCCGCCCAGATGCCGAGGCACTCACGCAGGAACGACTCGGGCGACAGGTTCTTCAACATGCGTTGGATCGACGACACCGGGGTGCGCTCTGGATAGGACGGGTTCGCCTGCGCCCACTGCTTGCGATCGTCAGGCCTGGCGTCCTCATCAGCCGAGAACTCGATATAGAGCGTGTCGTCATCAGTGCCGGACAGCGCCTCCGCACGCTTCTGCGTGAACACCTCGGACGGATCAGTCGGCTTCGGTGGTGTCCCAATGAAGAACAGCAGAGCGTTCTCAGCGGTGGCCGTCGCCGGCACCATGTCATCGATCGCGTTCTCGGTGAGGATCTGCGCCTCGTCGAACACTTCGATATCAACGTCATCGAAGCCACGGCCGAAGCCACGCTCACGGGCACCGAACAGAATGCGTGAACCGTTACGGAACACGATTTCACCTTCGCCCGACCCGATATATATCTGCTTCACACGCGGGGCGATGCTCTTGCGCCCGGCGAACGCCTGCATCTTGGCGAACGTCTCATTGCCGGTACGGAGCCGGTGAGCAGTCCACAACACCTTCGTGCCAGGAGTCAGCAGGCACAAAGCGAAGATGATCGACCCGACCAGAAACGTCTTACCGACCTGACGAGGGATCGACAGGACCGCACCGCCAACCGAGCAGGCGTACTTCCCATCCTTGCGCTTCGCCAAGATCGCACGGCCCGCACCATGCTGCCAATCGTCAAACTTGACACCGAACTCGGCGCACTCCTTACGCACCGCCGGCCAGCCAGTCGACACAATGCCCGAAGGCAACACGACATGACGAGCAACGTCAGCCAGGCTCCCATTCTTCGTCGGGTGTTTCGCCAGCGCCGTCCCCATCGCCACCCCCGTCGCTCAACTCAAGTTCTTCCATCTCCTCGATCTCGGACAGCGTCGCCCGATACTGAGCGGCTAGCTGCGCATGGATCTGGGCTTCGGTCGTGTCCAGCTTCTCGGCGAGCGTGTCCCTCAACGAACGCAGCGCAGCGAGTCGATTGCCGGACGTCGCGGACTCCAGGTTTGTCATCGGGTACCCCTCCCTGCTTCACGGATAGACGTTGGGAGG